GCGGTAAGTGGAAGAAGCTACGCATTACCATATTAGATCGTGATGGCTGGCAGTGTGCATCATGTGGCAGGCCGGCGCACACAGTCGATCATATAATTCCACGTGTTAAGGGTGGCGATATGTGGAGCCCAGATAACTTGCAGTCTATGTGTAAATCATGTAACAGCGCCATACATAATGCGACTTGACTAGGTGTAATTGGATGGTCGAGGTATGCCGACCACAGCTCACTGATCCTTTTATGGTTTGTGTAAGGGTGACCATAGATCGTTCCCCTTGTATGGACCAAATCGACAACATCAGCTAATAACTTCTCAGTTTTTGTCATAGTCAAATACTTGATCGGTTTGCACTTTGTTTTCAATCATTCTGCGGTGCATATCCCAGCCATCTTTACGGCCAATCCAGTAATACCGGGTTTCTGCATTTTCTTTGACTACGTTAATAAACCAGCCCACCATTATTGCAGCTAGGAATGCGTAGCACACTGCATAAAATATATCTACAGTAATCATATAGCCCTATCTATGCTCACATATTTTGTGGCATGGCAATAGTGTTGCACCTGTGTATGACTTTGTGGATGATTTAAACTGTTTTTTTTATAACGATTAGATAACGCCAAGATCCTCAAATTCATCGATATGAGTATCAATCGTGCGTTCGATATAGTCTGTTTCACGACCCATAAGAACGCTTATTATAGCTGAATGACCCATCATGATTGACCGGCACTACTTCTACGCTCATGCCTTTCTTGCCAAAACTCAGCACAACAAATCCCATATTCCAATCGGCTGACGCATATTTTAGATAAGAGGCTTTGTTTTTCATGTCCATTAGGTGTCCTGCCTCAATGCCCCAAATCGTTGAATAACGCCCGTTTAAGCCAGTTTGGTGTCGAGTAGCACCCTGCCTATGGGTATGCCCACAAACTACGCTATTACCCCACTTTTTAGCCAAATTCAGGGCAGTTATACCTGCGTGCTTGGACATGACCCCTTCATCGCCATGAGCCAAATACCAGCCCTTCTCAAATTCATAAGCCCTTTTATGGAAGCGAATGCCAAGATCTGAGTAATTCATAAACTTCTCATAAACCAATTCGGGCAATCCAAGTAATGATGGAGCACCTTTAAGCAAAGTCGTAAATAATCGATCCGTATGATTTGATCTTATTATATCTGTTGTGCCTAAATCGTAAAGAATGTTTTGCGCAATAGTTCTTTCCTCATCAAGAGTTTCAGCAAATTCAAGTTTTGTATGTTTTACCCAACGGCTCTGAGAAGTCATATCTAGTTCATCACCAACATTTAATACAAAATCAAACTTCTCATGTTTGCTCATGCGAATGAGGTTTTTTACAGCTTGTGGATGGTGAAGTGGAATTTGCAAATCTGGCGTGATGAGATACCTACGATTGGCTTTAATTAATCGTCATCCTCATCGTCAGTTGGATCTATGGAAGGAATAATTCCGCCATCGCCTACGATCCAATCAGGAAAAGTCTTATGCTCGGTCATTAACCAAAATGCGTGCTCCGGTGTGAAACCTGCCTTACGAGCTGCTGAATAACATTCTCTTAAAGCAATGTAATGCTGATCGATCTTTGTTAATGGTTCAGGAGTTTGGCGAACGACACGACGATTGATCTTTTTGCGTTTGATAGGTTTTCGAGTGTTCGCCATAAATAAAATTATCGCTTAGAGATTAAGACAAACAGATCATCGACACGCTGTTCTAATCTTGTAATTTGGTCTTTGATCGAACTTCCAGAATTGGGTTTCAATTCTTGTAAGTAGGATTTAATAACCCAGCGCAGACCCAGCAACAAACTTGTAGATACGGCGGATACGCCAACGGCTATACCGACCCATTCGTTGGCTGTCATTTCGCATTAATTCCATAATCAGCCTCTTTGCCAGACTTTGGATCTAATGCTTTAGCAATAGGTGCAACTAACGCACCAGCCAAGATTGCAAACTCTGGGCGAATGTCAGCGACAATTGCCAAAAGGACAGTAATGCCCGATGCAGCCACAGCTCTTAGATATGACTTAATTGCTGCCTTGTGCTTGTTAGATAGTTTCATTCTGTCTCCGTATCTGGTAGGTCGAGTTCTTCAACGATGTTGTTGTTTGGTTTGGTTGGGTCATAGCCGCCTAGGCCGTAGGTAATAGTTTTCATTAGACCGCCCTTAGATAAGTTAATGGAGTTGAACCAAGCGCTAATAATGTTCCAGCAGTTGTGAAAGCTCCTGTAATGCTTTCCTCTCGCCAACCAGTTAAAAAACTTGCATTGGGTGTTGATTTGTAAGGCATAAATAAGTTGATACTTCCTTGTCCTGCCGTATTTCCTATGAAATTGTTTACACTTCCTGCGGTTTGCGTATTCATTGCTAACCAATAAAAACCAGTAGTTAAACTTTGGCTGATTGTTATTTGAAAAGTAGTGTTAGCAGCATTTACAGATACTGTTCCAGCATCAAGAATTAAAGTGCTTGGCTGACCTGTTGTATTATTATTGTTATATATGCCCATTCTGACTGTTGCTGTTCCCAAAAATGATGAAGATGCTTGAATTGCTATCCTGTCAAAAGATGTTGTGTATGGCACATAAATAGGAATATAATTTGTTCTGCTTGCCGTTGCACCGACAGTTGAGTAATTTGGGAACGGCGTTGTTATGTAATAGGTAGATGGTATGGCTAATGTTGGTGTTTTTGTATCAGCAAGGTCATAAGCAGTTTTAACCGCATTTGCAGTAGCAGCAGTTGTTGTGCTAGTGCTAGATATTGAATCGGTTAATTGCAATACGCCAACGGCAGATGTTGTGCCAGTAGATACTGAAAGATTGGCAGCTGATGAAGTGCCAGCGTTTGTAATCGGTGCATTGACTGTCACAACACCTGAAGAACCAGTGGCGCCAGTTGCACCTGTAGCACCAGTTGCACCCGTGGCTCCTGTTGCACCTGTTGCACCTGTTGCACCTGTTGCACCTTGCGTACCGATTGATGAAACAGTAACTGTGTTATTTACAGGAGTAACTGTTACAGAATTGACTACCTCAGTAACTGTTAAGGTGTCATCACTCATCTAGTTACCTCAGCTGATACAACTGCATTGCCTTCAATCAAGCGGGTAACAACGCCTGCCCCTGATGTAATCTCTAGGTCATATACATAAAGATCAGGGTCTAAATCTCTTGACTGCGTGGCTGTAATGGTTATGTTTAACAACCCTGTTGCACCTGTAATCACAATTCCGGATGAAGAAGTTAAAGATAAACTAGCGGTCGCTGACTCTACTGTTTTTCTCAACTGCATAGCAGCTGTATACCCAGTTAGGTTAATTGCTGTGCCAGCGCTGTCTTTGTAACTCAAAGCCAGGGTATATGTTGCACCTTGATCTATTAGTATGTTATATGTATTAGCCAATTTTTCCCCCTAGTAATGGGATGTCGAATGGTTTGCCATCGAGATCGCCTAGTTTTGTAAAACTACAGTGCAAATGCGTTTTATGCTGATTTATGCCTTTATATTTTCTCCAGCGCCAATTTAATATTTTCGAGCATATTCGCCCGTTATAGATGACGTATGATATGCGTGGATCCGACTTGGCTGCAATTCTGATTTGGTCAGCCAGATAAGGTGCGAGGCTGTCGGATGACTCCAACCGAGAATCAATATCAACTGCTCTAACCCAGATCCCGTCTGGATTATGATCTGATTTTCTGGCGGAGTGGCGACTATCGCCCAACCACCCATCACTGGCAGTACGCCTATCCGGAAACCACGTATCAACTTGATCTCTTAACTGCACACCAGCTGCACATAGTTTGGGTTTCATTACAAACCTAGAGCTGTCAAATCCTCAACAGTTAAACCAAGCGCTGCAAGTTTAGCCTGAGCTGCTGTTTTGGCTTGTAGATTTGCTGTTTTAACCGCTTCAAAATTGGCTATATCATCAAGTGCTTTTTGTTTATTAATTAGGAATGTTTCCTTTTCATCACCTTTTAACTCAACAATCTCACCATCAATTTGCACAATTACTTTGTCATTAGTCATAACTTCTCCTTATTTCGCAAATCCATAAACAGATATTGAACCTGTAATGTTTCCTGTGGTTGGGAATATAGTAAAACCATCATAAGAGGTTGTGGTATTTAATCCGTGCCAACTTGTATATCCTTCAATTGCACCAGCACTGGTGTTTGGTTGTGTACTCCAACCTGATGTAATCTTGGTATTAAAAGGATTAGTTAATTCTAAAATCATTTGATTTTGGTAAGTAGTTTGTATGTAATTTACATTGATAAAACTTGTATTTGCAGTAAATCTACTTAAGGTGTTTGTTGTGTTCACACTTTCAACGTATTGTAATTTATAATTAGTGCTGGTTTCATCACTTCCAGAGGCTCGCATTCTCATATTTACTGCTGTGTTCACCGATGATGTCATATTGTTCATTCTGATTAAATAATTATCGTAAGTTGCACTAAATTTATTATTGACTGAAACTGAAGTTTGTGCTGAAAAAGTTTCTGTGTGAATTAAAACTAAGCCAGAAGTGCTTGGGGTGCCACCTACGGCTACCCATGCACTGCCACTGTAAGTTAAAACCTCGTTTGTGTCTTTTAAGTAACATGCATTACCTTCTTGTGGTGATGTTACGGCTGCATCTCTAGCAGCAGCACTGGCAAACACCCAGATACCTTGCATTAAGTAGCCATCGACATCGGCTGCGGTCAATACCTCGCCTGTAACAAAGTCCTTAAATCCTAATCCAGCGGCCATTATTTCTCCTTAGTAACTAAGCACATTATAGTCTAAAGTGCCGTATATATTGTTATTTAGAATCAGTGCATCGATGACTGGTTCAAGGGTCGTAAAGAAGACCCTAAAGCTGTTGGGTGTGATGGTGTTAGCAACCCCAAAGATTTGCAGTGTTTTGTCTAGGGTAGATCCACCTGGCTGAGTAGTAACTACTCGGATCGGATCAAAAAAATCTAGCTCTAAAGCTGCAAGAATGCCTGAGTTGTAATTGGTAGTGTATAAATCCAACTCGATGCCATCGCATCGCACGCTGGTTTCAGCACGGCTAGCAACATAAGCCTGTGCATAATCTAGGGCTACAGCATCGGTCTGCATCAGCAGGTCTTGTAGGTTATATGAGTGTATAAAGTATTTGTCAATAGATGCCTGGTTGATCGCTGTCTGGGGTGATCCACCTAATCGGCTTATTTGAGCTGAGTTAAAAATTAAGTCATCATCTAGTTTCCACATAGCGTTGGCGTATGAAATGCCTGTGCCATCATCATTAAAGGTAGTTACTGTGCCACCAATTGAAGTTGCGGTTACTGATCTATCTTGGAACACAAACTCTCCATCTGTGTTTACGTATAGCGCCCCATATTCACTGTCGGCCACAGTCTGCATAGCACTTAAAGAAGTACGTGGTGTGCCAGGATCTGCCTGTAATGTAGTCAGTCCAGCATCAATATCACGCATAGTCGCTGGCCAGTCAATTTGATCTAATATTTGGTTAATTCTTGTGCCTGATAGATTGCCAGCACTAGCACCTGTGACTGTTGATACCTGAGCATTCTGAGCAAGCCTAAAGGCATCTACAGCTTGTATAGTTGTATAGGCAACTTCTGTTGCATCTTTAGGTTGAGTGTTTACGTATGAAGTAATAAACCCAGAAAACAGGCTATAGGTATTACCATTATAGGTAGCAGAGATTTGCACCTTTTTCATTGGTGTCAGCAATTCGTAATATGGCCCTGAAGGGTTAGTCGGGTTAAAATCTCCGTTTTGATCTACAATACGTAAAGTAAGTCGGCCTGTTTGAAATTGATCTACCAAAGCATCACGGCCTCGGCTAGTTTGTATGTAGTTAATTTGATCTGATACATCAACAACAATAGCTGCAGCATCTGACAATATATTTACGTCTAATATACCAGTACCTAATATCATCGCCTGAGCAAAACTTGGCCCAGTAGAAAAGTTGATTACAGCATTGATTGTTGGTACGGCCATTAGTTTGTAAGAGATCCCGCTGGTAGCAATTTATTACCTGATTTTAATAACTGCAAGACGTTTTTTTGGATAACAGCTTCTAATTGCTGATCGGTAACTATTGTGCCTGCGTTTACAACTACTGTGGCTGTGGGTTGGATAGTTGCAGCGCCAACGGCCTGTTGGTTGGTTGTACCTTGTGGCAGTCTGGCAAACTCATCTGGTGCAATTTGATTACGGCCTCGGCCAGTCATCTCACCTAAAGCGTTAAATAGGGCAGGGCCAAAATTTGTAAGCGCACTAGCGGCCATACCTGCAGCTGTGGCTAGGGC